TTCAGTACTGGCATCCCACAGGTTCTCGACCATTTACCACAATCAGCCAAGAGATCCAAACTGTGGGACACCAGCACTCCTTGGGTCTATGCCTCACTGGACACAGTTAACCCTACCCAGCCAGTAGCCAGATTGCAGAGCTACTGCTACCTGCCAAGTTGTCACCTTCTTGGTGGCTGGGTCTAACTGGGAACAAAGGCAGGGATCTGCCCAACACTTAGGACATACATCTACCATCTGTTCCATCTTACCTCCTTATCCACGAGGGGTTTTCTATCTGGGCTGCCCCTCTGAAAGCCCTCATTTCTAATAATTTCTATATCAGTATCACCAATCTATACTTGAAGGGAGGGGGAGATTAGGGTGACAGAACCCTCCTGGAGTCCCTCCCTTCCATCTTCTCCAGGTATCTCCTAAGCCTTCTGGTACTTGCCATCCTCACCCAGTACCAGCCTGCCTTCACTCACCAGTGCCTGTGTTAGCATACCAGTCTTGGCCAGGGATAGCAGTGGGCTTCCAACAAAGGAAGGTTCCAGGGCTATGGCTGTCTTGAACTGTGCCTCTGTCTTACCAACAGCAATGTTAGCTGCTACCACCATCGGGTCTCCAGGTGGAGTGGCTGGCTCCGATGGCACTTCGGGGGTAGGCTGTGTGGTTGGCTGTACAGCTGACTTACTCCCCTTCACTCCCACTATCACATAGTTAGTGGAGTTATACTTGGGATTATCCGACCCATCCTTGTTCTTAGCCACCAGTGTCTTCTTCTTGAAGACCAGCCTCTTGCCTATCAGCCCTTGGGGGACAATGATCTTGTGCTCATCTGCCGATGCAAGGAACTCATCTATCCAGAAGCTACCCTTGAAATCACTACAGTTGACCCTGAAGTTCATGTCCGTGATGTTCATGGTGAGTTCCTCAGTCACCTCCAGCACTTCCACATTGTCACACTGTATCTCCAGGAACTCCTTGGGTGGTCGTTTCTTTCCCTCCTCATCAAACAGCTGTCCACCCCACTGATCAAACTCAGCACCCTTGACATCCCCCTCAAAGGACACCAGTGCTTCCCTGACCTGTGCCCAGCCTCCTTCCTTGGCTTGACTCCTATCTGTTAATGGCATGTTAGTCCTCCTTCTCCAGTTCTTTCTTGGTTTTCTTGTAGGCTTGAGCTACCTCTTCGGGTGTACTCCCAGGAACATCATCATACCCAATAGTATCACCACTAAGAGTTATCTCAATCTGCTTCCCATCATCACTCTCCACAATCCCATGAATATGTATGTGCATGTCTCCCCTCCTTATCAAACATTTGTTTCCTATCTCCTCTCCTTATCAAACACTAACCCATCTCTGTCCCTCCTTGCACCTGCCCCCTTATCCCCCATACATAGTCCTCAAACACCAGGTTCTTACTATGCATCTGGAATGGGGCATGTCTGGTTTTCCCAAATTGCAACTGCTTCCCAGATGGCTGGTTAACCAGGTGCAGGATACTATCCACCCTCCCTACCAGCTTACTATGACCCCTTGCCTTATCCATCTGATCAACAGCCAGGATATTCTTGTTGGAGTGGTGGATAAGCACCAGACTCCTCCCATCACCCTTGAGCTCCTCCAGATTCCCAATGAACCCTGACATCTCCCTACTATTGTTCTCATCTCCACCAAAGCAGCCAGACATACAGTCCAAGATGATGACCTCTGGCTCCACCTCATCCACCCTTGCCTTGAACCTCCTAAATACACTGGGGTCATCAAGATACAGAATAGAAGGGGAGTACTCATACAATACTTGGGGCTCAAGGGAGAATTGGTTAGCCATCAGACAGAGCCTATGGTGATAACTCCAGTTACTTATCTCAAAGTTAACCAGTAGCACCCTAGCCTGGGTGGTCTCCAACCCAAGCCACTCTGTCCCCGTAGCTATGCAGAAGCCCTTGTACTGGGCAAGCCAGCTCTTCATCACCCCTGCCTTCCCATAGAGGAGCAGCTTGCCCCCTCTTGGTAGCACATGCTCAATAATGAATGGGGGATGGAATACAGGAGTCTGCACGTATTCCTGAACATCGTGGATACTCAATCCACCTCCTTCAAGAGTAGTCTATACATACTAACACTTCTCCCTACCCTTGTCAAGACTATTCAGGACTTTCTCTATCCACCCATCAGCCTTCACTAGCCCTATCCTAGCAGCATCTAGCCTTATCCTGGCCTCAGTGAGCACTTGATCCTCCTCCACTGTCCTATCCATCCTCTCCTCCAGTGTCTCCACCACTATAGCCAGCCTAGCCTGTATCTTATCCAGCTCCTTAGTCATGTCCCTCCAAGAATCGGGACTTTAGCTCAAGGATTTGTTGGCGACATTCCTTGCCCTGCTCGACTCCCTTAGAACCCCAGCCATGCGTAGTGGCCAGTCCTACTAAGCTGGTATTCTCCTCTTCCAAAAGACTGATGTATCTATCGTACGCCTCGAATATCTCCCTCACTACCCCCATGTAGTGAAGGTGGGCAGAGTCAAGTTGCTTCTGGGCGACAGCCCTGTCTTGCTCACTGCGATAGGGCGCAGGGGCAGACACATAGGATTTGCGTATCTCCTCATCCGTCAATATTGGTGCTTTGTTCATAGCTCCTCTCCTCCTTCCTCCCCATCAAAGTCAGGACAGGTAAAGCAGATCTTCGGCGTGTACCCCTTGAAGGCAGCCTCCAGTGCCAGTGACCCATCCTTGGCTGTAGTAAGCCTCTTCCCAAGCTCACAGTAAGTCCTATCTCCTCTAACCCTGAGCTTCATACAGTCGTAGGATATCCTACTCACCCTCCTCCTAGCCTTCCTCATCTCTTGCAGCATATCCTGAGCTTCCATCCATTCTCCATGATCCATTCAGTCCTCCTTTTTACTCCAGCCCTTCTTACTTCTCCACCAGTCCTGACCTTGTATCTCCTTAGCACAGTTCAATGCCCAGTATCTTCGACTAAGTATTCTCACAGCAACACTCAACTTCTCCTCGCACTCCTTCACACACCTGTCATAGTCATGCCCATCAGCAAAGACATATGACTCCCTACAGAATGAGCATATCTTATCTACCATCTGTCCTCCTTAATCCCAGTAATCCAGCCCTCTTCCTCTTGGGTCACCATTAGCCAGCATGTCCTCCACCTCAGCCCTAGTGAGCGTCTGTCCAAACTGATTAACATACAGCTCATTGAGCTCCTCTATGTCCTCCTGTGTCACCAGTGGCCTGGGCTTCTCCACTTCCTTCCTAGCCTTCTTCAGTGCCTTCTTCTCAGCCTTGGTCAGCCCCTTAGTCCCCGTACATGAGGAGTGATGTGTCCCACGGTAGACCGTTCTGCCAAAAGGGGACTGTGGATATACCACTGTCACCACCTTCTTACCCTTCGCTATGTTCTCCTTGGCCTCCTCCAGCCACTCATCCTTGTCAAAGGCTGGTGGTGGAGCCACATACCTGACATCACAGGCTACCGTGGTCAGCTTACCACATGGTGTCCGTTGCAGTGATACCCCATCATACTCCAGCTCCCCTTGCCTCCTTGCCACCGTGATGGAGATGGGGTGGTTCCTGTCAGCATAGGTCTTGTCAGTGTGGCTATGGAATGCTCCCATGCTGTGATGGGAGTGTATAATCCCCACACACCCTTCAGGTACTGTGTTAGGCTCAGCCTCAGCACAGGCTCCCGAAGCCTCAGCATGAGGTGGCACTACCAGGTCTTCCACAAAGAAGTTCTTCTTCTCAGACTCCCTACCCACCAGATATCCCAACCATTCCTGACTCGTGTACTCCTCCATCAGGTACTGTATCTTCTGCCTAGCCTTGACCTCTATGTAGATGTCAGGCTTACCCACCTCCGAGCATGTTACTCCATTGTTAGCACTATCCTTACCCCAGGCCATTGCTTACCTCCTTCCTTGCTGTCTACATCTAGCAGTAGTTCTAGCTTGCCTTTGTACCACTGGTATCCCAATCTCCGACATATCCAGTCCCACTTCCTGGTCTCGATACTTCAGCAGCTTCCCCACAGCCAGTGCAGCTACTGTCGCAGCTGGAACTACCCAGCTAGGGTTCACCTGATAGTTCTCTTCCTCCGAGTCCCCCTTGATCCAGCCACTGACATGGCTCGTTACCATTACCCTAGTACCATCGTACCCTGCACGAATGAATCTCTTGCCCCACTTCTTGCACTCATTATACAGAGTTATCTGACACTTGGGGCTATCAGTGCAGTCAATGAAGGTATTGGATATGCTCATCTGTATCTGTAGCAACTGCCCTTCCAGCCTCTCCTTGATAGGCACTACCGTAGCATCAGGCCTCATACTCCCTATGTAGTCAGCAGCTACCTCCACCTTTGGCCTGTTGATGGAGGACTGGCAGACTGGCAGCCTATTACGGTTGGACTCCTCCAGTGTATCCCCATCAAATAGGTAGAGAGTGGACACTCCCGATAGGGCTGCAAAGGTAGCAACCCAGAAGCCTATGCCACCCAGTCCCACCACCGTCACCTCACTTGGTATATCCAGGTACAGTGTAGTTTGCCTGTCATACAATTCATCTGGCATCTATGTCCTCCTTCTCTGAGCAATCCCTTCTGCTATCCAAACCTCTTTCTTAGAGATAGCTTGCTTAACTTGTATGTTGAGTTCATCTGATCCATATAGGGACAAGTCAATGTCCTGATACACATTCAGTAGAGCTTCATATAAGTCCAGTGAAACCTCTTCTAAGCTAAGGTTCTCATCATTACATGAGGAGTTACGAAGCTCTATTAACTGTTCTCTCCTTTGCATAACATCATGGTGTGTTACTCCATCTGGATATTTCATCCTTCCCTCCTTGCTGCACCCCAGCCTCTTGCTGGTGGTCTTACTGGTTCAATAAAATCAGGCTCATTATCAACATCATCATCATCCCCATCATCCCTGTCCTCATCCAGGTACACCTCATGCTCTTCCACTGGTCTTGGTGCTCTTGTCCTCCTTACCCCTTCCGATCCCAGATGAGTACAACTACCCAGCAGTTCCCTAATATCTGGAAACCCTGGTGGATTATCACTCATCAGACTATCCATGTTGATCGTAGCTGAGGCAGCTTCCAGTCCACACTTCAACTCATCTAACTGCTTCAAGCTACCATCCCACCTAGTAGGTAGCCTGACATGCCCCCAGCAGTCCCCATGAGTGCCATGATAGTGGGAGAATGTCCTCCCAGCCTCATCTACCAGATATGGCTGGAAGATAGATCTCTCAGGAGACACAGGTATGGTGAGAAAGATAGACTGGAGCAGATCTCCCTTGTCCTGTGTACTGAGCTCATACCTTTCTCCACCTCTGTATATCCACTGTGGCTCATAGTTGAATGAGAAGGTGAACAGATACCTGCCCTGGTCTGAGCTCACATAGCAAGGATACTTGGCATACTCCCTGGTTGGTATAGTCAGTTGCTCCAGTCTCCTAGCCTGCCTCACATCCCTAACAGCCCTCACATAGGACAGGTAACAGCCCCTTATAGCCTCCCTCCCAGTGTTCTCCAGATTCTCCATCCTATACAGTATATCCTGGAGCTGTGTTCCTACCCTATTCCTGAGTACCTCCGTCAGGTCTATCTCTATCCTCTGTGTCCCAATGACAATAGCTGTCCTCCCATCCACTTCAGGCATGGTGAAGCTATCCAGAGGATTTACTGGCCTATACACCTGATTGTATGCTACCAAGAGCTCCTGGAACTCCAGCCCAGCTTCCATCATCACCCTGTTGAGCTTAACAGCTTCAGGACAGTTGGATGTGATGGAGCAGAAGGCATGGTTTCCCAGGTCATTGGGTATGAGTATACCCTCTGGGAACTTCTCACTCTTCATGTTAGCTAAGACATACACCACTTCTGACAGTGGTATAGTGTCTGGTACTCTTTCTGTCATGTTCCTCTCCTTCCTTGTGCTACTCTGCACAGCCCAACCCCCCAGCTCAACTAGCCCAAAGCATTGCTGGGGGGCTGGAAGTGCAGACTAGGCTCAGCCTACCTTGTCATAGGGAGTAATGGCAATCCTCATGCCAGCCTCGATAGTCTCTGGGGAGTCCCCTGGGTCAAGCACCTCACTCCCATTGAGGAAGACCCTGTAGAACCCACCGTAGTTGTACTCATCAGCCAGTCTCTCCAGAGTAGGCACGAACTCCGATCCTGCATTGACCCTGACTACCGTGCCTCCTCTGCCCACATCCACCATCACATGATCCTCTGGCCTCTGAGTCTCACCGAACCTTGGTGACTCCTCGAACACCATCCCCTCATCCAATGTCTCTTCTGTCATTCTCGTTCCTCCTTCTTTATACTATCTTGCTTTGGGCTATCAGGTAACTTCTTCTTGACTCCCCAGGTTGGGTACTGCTCCTTCACTGAGTCTGAGCTACTCTTCCAACACTCCTCACAGAGCATGAAAGAGAATACCTTCCTGGTCTTGACCTTCCTCTTACACCTACTACAGCCTCCCACTACCCCTTCGCCCTCACTGTACTCTTTATCCAGGGCTCATGGACTGGATACACCCTCCCACTTATCTCCATTGTGTGCCCTGTCTTCTCCACATGCTCTTGAGCAGTAAGGGGATTGTTGGTGCTGAACCCACACCCACACTGTATCTTGAGCTCAGTCTGTCCTTTCACTTGCCTCCTTTGCACAGTCCTTGCAGGTATCTGGGTGTCTCCAAGGACACTCACTGCAATCTGGCTTGTCCATCTTTCCCTCCTTAGAGCAGTGAGGGGGTCAGGCACACTCTTTTTATCCCCCTGTTTAACGCCTGCCACTGCTACCCAGTCAGTCGTCCCTGCCTGTATTGGCTCCCATTTCACCTCATAAATACGACTCGGTATTATTCGCCCTGGTCTCACAATCACAGGGTGACTGGGCTCTCGACTTTAGCTCCTCGGCTTGATGACATTGAGACTCAGCTTCAAGTCTGTCCCTGGCACTGCAACAAACCCATTGCTACTAGCCACAACCAGACTCTTACCTGAGCTACTCGGTACACCAGCCCCAACAGGAACTTTGATAGTCAGGACATTGCCCTCGAGTTTAGTCTCCAATGGTCTCCCTCCTTTCATAGTCTACTCTTCAGGAGCTCCAGCCCCAGGCCTGTGAGCTTGGTAACATCCACATTATACCTACAGGACACCAACCTACAGAACCCATTCCTGTGCCTGCGTCTACAGTAGATGCCATCCTTGACACAGACCTGTCTAGGCAGAGCCATCGTAGCCTTACTCATCTCTCCCTCCTTGAGGTGGGGGACTGGAGCTTACCTACCCCAGCCCCCCTTCAGGTTTACTGAACCGTACCCAGAGCTTGTAACATCTGCTCTGCACTGGGTAGCTTCTTGCCACAGGAGTTGCAGTATCTACCCCAGTTGGTCTTGATGTAGACACTGCCCATCTCTACCTTGCCCTTGCAGGCTGAACACCTGAAGGCACGGGGAGATCTCCTTGGCTCCTTGATACTGTACATGAACCTCAGAGTCATCACTGTTTACCTCCTTTCCTTTTCATTAGAGGAAGATTGCTGATTACTCCTGGGTGAGTGGTGAGACTCACCCTTGCCCCTCAAGTGAGGAGCTTCTCGAGTTCTGGGGGACTGGGGTAGACTACTACCTTCCAGCCCTTCCTGATTCCCATGTTAACACCGAACAGGTCAAACCTCTCCATGATCCCATACATGAGCACATTCCTCAGAGTCTCCTCCTTCATGCACATTCTCCTGAGATCAGCCATCACTTGCCTTGACACAGGTATGCCAAGTAGCAGGCCAAGCAGCTCACCTTTACGAGATGTGTACTCCTCCTTGAGGTTCTCTGCTATAGTCAGTAACCTCTTCTCATAGTCAGACATGTCACCAACTATCTCATCACCAGGCTGGAGTCCTTCATATGGTTCTATCAGGTGCTCCTCCTCTACCATGCTCAACTCCATCGGGAGCAGGTCTATCAGGGCACATTCACCCATAGTGTCACCTCCTGAGTGTAGTATTATGGATCTCACCCTCCACCCAGGAGTAACCAGCTGTATTCAGTTGTTAAGGTACAGTACAGGTGACTGTGTGTCCACCGCCACCCATAAGCCATCATAACACCCACATACAGGCAATACAAGCGTTTGGAGTGAAATCCCCATTTTCCCCTGCTTGACATAATACCACCCATCCAGCAGCCTGACTCCCATCCATGCTACTCCCCCACCTATCCACAGGTCAGTAGTACTCCCAGTGCTGTGGCTGTCCCATAGTCCCTGAATAGCCTATCCAGTATCTCCTCATAGCCTTATCCATAGGAGAGCATAGCTAGAGCAGGGCAAGAGTGAAGGCCAAACCAGTACGCCTAGCTCGTACTGATCTGGCCTCTGTGTCAGCTCTCTGACACGGTGTAGTCAGTTCCATCGTAGCTTTGCACGATGTAACCTGCTCCCTCCAGCTTACGCTTGGCCGAGTCACCGTTCGTGGTGATGTTGAGGTACTTGCATGCCTCTGCACTCGTCCTGAACTGGCCTATGATGGTTGGTGGTTTGGTCACATCATCCATTCGTAGCACGGTCACGGCCAGTTTGCGGGTAGTGTCAGCTTTGCCTTTGCCAGCGGTCAGCGTGGTTGGCATGACGCCTAGCACGATCTCCCTGACTAACTTGGGCGGTTGCCTCATCTCCTCTGTACCATCGGCCAGCTTGACTTTCACGGGTTTGGCCTCGTGGTCGGTGACTTCTCTGGTCACGATGGCGATGGTTTGCGTGGAGTCTAGCTTGCGCCAGTCAGGTTGATACTTGGGCAGGTCACCGATGGCCTCGTTGGCCAGTGCTATGAATGGTTGCCACTTCTCGGCCTCTTCAATAGCGTTGGCCAGAAGTTCTCGGTGAGCCGTCAGTGGTGCTACCATGCTAGCAAGTGCAGGATTGGCTTTACATGCGTTGATTGCCTCGTCACATGCCTCAAGCGTAGTGATAGAATCGAATGTCAATTCTGCCATCTCATCTCCTATGAGGAGCTAGGGTTAACCCTAGAACTCCTGTTTGTTAAAGTACAACTACGGTGCTAGGTCACGCAGCCGTATGATCTTAGTATGCCATAGCTAGGCAGGCATGTCAATACCTTACCAGACATGATCCTAGAATCTTCTGGGCGGGCATCGGCCTCTCCCTATGGGCATGGGGAGGAGTATTATGTCCGCTGGCCGATCATGGGCGGGTACACCCTAGCCCACTGGCCTGACACGCCCGCCCCCCCGAAGATATCCCCTCACATAGAAAATCAATTTACCCTAAAAGTTCCAGTACTGGAGCCAAGCAGTGCTGATGCTAGTTTGCCTAACCTGATCAGTACACGGGGAAGTGGGATAATCCCACCGAGTCAGCTCCATAATGCTCCCCTTAACCTACTGGGATATTTCCAGTTCTCCATGTACTTTTTCCAGTTCATTAAGGGTTTTGACTTAAATAAAATTAAATATACTTTTAGCCTATATTTCAGCTACGGATTTTAGGCTAAATTACTTAATTAAGGGCTTTAACTCACTTTCAAGTTCCTTAACTCTATCCTCATTTCCTTTACCTTTGTGGTAATGGATCAAAGCCTTAATTCTATGTGCAGTCCCCCCATCCTTGTATTTCCTTGGTCTTCCCAGCTTGGGGAGCTTCCCACCTTGCCAGTTCTCCATCTTCCCCTCATAATTCTTCTTAACCCACTCCAGATAGCAGTTGTTATCATCAGCATGAAAGAAGAGCCTGAACCAGCCACCACTCCTTTTGGGAAAGGTAATGAGAACATAGAACTCCCCCCTGAGCAGATAACTCCCACAATATCCACAAACAATCTTATCATTATGTTTACTTATTCCAAACTTCATAAATACCCCCAAAGCCCCCTCAAGAGTCTTTTAGACTGTATAGCTATCTTTATTGCAAGTCATTCCTATATCTTATCATTCTTTGCGATAAGTGTCAAGTCCTTCGGGGGAACTATGGGGCAACTATGGGTGATCCTTGCCCATACTTGACAGGAACCTGACCATAATGATAGAGTAGATTGGATGAGTACACTCAAAGATACCCTAAAGCCCCTAACTGGAACTAAGAAGCAATTCCTCCTCATGCGTATTGCAGGCTTGGATACACCAGTCTGTAGGAAGCTGGTGGGAGTCCCCACAGGGACATATAACTCCTGGCTTAACAATGAGACCTTCAGAGATCTCTTCAGGCAAATCCCAGAGCTTGAGCATGACTACAGGCATGAGGCTATCCAGATGCTTAGAAGGGAGAATCAGCTAGAAGCTGTGCTCCTGGAGGGCAAGATAGTCCAAAAGATGAAGGAAGAGCTGGAGACTGGGGAGTATGCACTGATCAGGACTAACTTGGCTAGGGAAGTGTACTCCAAGCTAATTAGTGATCTGGATGTTAGCCCCCAGATCAAATCCCTAACATGGGAACAGCGGGTAGGGATAATGCTAACCACCCCACAGTCCCTCCCACAAGGAGTAGTGCATGACGCAGAGTTTGAAGAAGTTAGTGGCGAGCCGTACCAATATCAGGAGGGCAACCTTATCACGAGTGGTGAACAAGGACACCATGAGGATAAGGCGTAAGTTGGCTAAGATGGGGCTAAAGTGGCGAAGGTAATCCTGGTAGAATGGAAGGACTCCCACATCTCCGCCCTATGGGAGCATAAGGATTCCCCCAACCCCCTATGCTCTTGCATTACGGTAGGTTTCAAGGTTAGGGAGACAGATACGGAGGTAGAACTATCTTCCACCCTTGGGGAAGAGGGGAAGGCTTGTACCATAACCATAGCTAAGTCTACTATCACTTCCTGGAGGGAGTTATGGCAGTAGCCACAGCCCCATACCTGTCCAAGGAGGCCAAGGTAGACCTTATAGGCAATCTCCTCAAGATAGACAACAAGCGTGGCATAGTGGTTCCCTTCAGGTTCAATAAGCTCCAGAGGTACTTCCATACCCACAAGGGGAGCAGGAACATAATCCTTAAATACCGCCAAGGGGGATGTTCCTCCAGCATCCTAGCTAACCAGCTGGTTGATTGCCTCCTAATTCCCCATACTCAGTGTGCGGTGGTGTCCCATGAGGGGAGATCAACTCAGAGACTACTGGATAGGGTTCAGTTCTTCTATGATACTATGGAGGAGCCTAAGCCAGCTCAAGATGCAACCAGCCGTACAGAGAAGACTTTCCCAGAGATGCATAGTAGCATCTACATAGGGACAGCTGGAGCTAGAGCCTTCGGACATGGGGACACTATCAAGAATGCTTTGCTGTCCGAGTTAGCCTTGTATGAAGCCTCCGATGCTGAGAGAATCCTTAATGGTGTGGAAGATGCAGTACCCATGAATGGGGAGCTAACCATAGAGTGTACTGCTCAAGGTGAGGACAATATCTTCTACAAGAAGTGGACACAAGCAAGGGAGGGCAAGAGTCCCTACAAAGCCTTCTTCTTCCCTTGGTGGTGGGATGAGGGCTATCAGATACCAAGGCATAATGAACTTAGCCTACCACCAGATAGGGGTGAGTTGGTCTTCACTGATGATGAACAGTTCCTTGTGACCACCCACCACCTCACCGAAGACCAGATAAGGTGGAGGAGATGGAAGATGGGGGAGAAGGGAGCCCTGTTCTTCTCCCAGTACCCAGAGAATGAGGTGGACTGTTGGCTGGTGATTGGGGATTCGGTATTTGACCAAGAGCTTCTCTCTGAACTAGCCAATGGGTGCTGTGAAGGCACGAAGCATAAGGATGGGTGGACTTACTGGATAGCACCACAGAAGGGAGTCAGATACATCATCGGGGCAGATTCATCCTCTGGAGCTCCCGAGGGCAGCTACAGTGCAGCAGTAGTGCTAGATGACCAGTGGCGGGTATGTGCCACATTCCAAGCCAGACTAGAACCCCACCAGTTTGCTGAGGTATTAAAGAAGATGGGAAACTGGTATAATGATGGTAAGGGCTGTGTAGCAGAGATAGCAATAGAGAGAAACTTTACTGGGTATGCAGTACTAGAGCAGCTGAAGGATTATGGTAACATTACCCATCAGCAGGACTTTACTACGGGGAAGATCACTACCCAGAGAGGTTGGTGGAGTAATGACCAGACCAGAAGCCTACTGATGACAGTAACCAGGGAGAACTTGGGTACTATCAAGGTCTGGGATGCTAACTTGGTAAGGCAGCTAAGGAGCTACCAGTACATAAGGTTAAAGACCAAGTACAGGGAGCAGGCACAGACATATGATGACCTGTCCATAGCCTTTATGATAGCGGTAACTACGAGGAAAACTTCAGGTGTAGCTAGGGGCTATATGGGAAGCTACAATACCTGGAACTGGTAGTGAAGGAGTAAGTATGAATGAGCAAGCTATAAGGCAAGACATTTCCCAGCTAAAGACCTACTGGCAGTCAAGAAACCAACGCTTCAAGGACTGGTATGAGATACTGATATTGCTTGATGTGTTAGCTTCTAGAGGCTTGGAGTCCTATGCCAGTAATGAACCCCAGACCTTCTATGATATGGCTCACTTCCTCCTAACCAGAGGGGAGCTATCCCATTCCATCCCCATTGATGGGGAGTCCACGTTGGAGTTTGATCGGAGGGCTAAGGTAAGCAGAGCCTGCAATTATGTCTGGGACAAGATAGACAAGGAGAGACAGCTTGGTGGGAGTATGTCCTTCAAGGATGAGATGGGGTTCTTCCTCCTTGTCCTTGGGTGGTACTCCACAGCCTACCTGTTTGACAAGGACACAGGACTCCTCAATGCCCACATCTGGAACCCATACAATGTGTACCCCCAATATGCCAATGGGAAGCTGGTGACTTGCCTCCACAGTTACAAGATACAGGAGCAGGAAGCCCTGATCAAAGCCCAGGCTAATGGGTGGATATATGAGCCAAGATCACCGTCTGGCACAGTCAACCTCGATGACTATTGGAAGCTGGAGAATGGTGTCTACCACAATGTGATCCTCATTGATGATAGGCCAGTTACAGGCTGGGTGGAAAGGCCAGAAGTAACTTTGGCTGTAGGTGCAGTAGCAGGGTTCCCAGACAAGGGTAGCCTCTCCCCAGGCAAGCTAGACTGGAAGAAGCTCATGGGCAGGAGCATCTTTGAAACCAACAAGGAAGTCTATGTGATCTTCAACAAGGTGAAGACTATGGCAAGCCAGATCATCAGGGACACTGCTCAGCCAATAACCCAAGAGTTCAGTTCCACTCCCCAAGCAAGTCCAGAAGAGCTAAGGGAGCGAGGAGCCTTCTTCCACTACAGTCCTGGAGACCAGGGCATTGTCCGTGTACCTCCAGCAGCCATGCCAATAGAGCTCCAGGCTCACCTCATGGAGATGAGGAGGGAAATCCAGAAGGGTAGCTTTAATGATGCCGTATGGGGAATGCTTGAAGGTCAGGCTGGCTATGCCCTAGACAGGATGGCAGATGCATCGGCTAACCAAATCCTCTATCCCTACATGGATGCCAAGCATCTCATCTATGAGGTTGGGGATGAGTTCTGGCTGTCCCACCTCAAGACATCCAAGAGAACCTTTGAGGTTAGGGGAGAGTTTGCTGAGAAGCTAAAGCCAACTGAGATACCCGAAGATGTGATGGTGAAGGTAAGTTCCCGTGTAGCCACCCCCAAGGACTGGTTGGAGAAGGCTACCATAGCTAACCAGCTAAAGGAGCACTTGGATAGGGATACCATAAACACCGAAGTCCTCCAGATGAATGACCCCCAGCTAATCAGAAGGCGGAGGAGCCTGGACAAGATGCTAGAGCACCCAGTCTTCCAGATGGTGGAGATGATAAGTGCAGCTTCCTCCCATGCAGACTACCTTGAGTCCAGGGGAGACCTCCGACAGGCTGCTACCTTCCGTAAGGCAGCTGCTGCTATGGAAGCACAGTTAGGAGCACCAGAGCCAGGTCAAGCCACAGCTCCAGAGATGGGTAAGGTGCAAGCACAGCGAAAAGCAGGAGCACCAGCCGAAAAGCCACGGATAAGATCAGACCAGCTGCCCCCAGAAGGTAGAGGCTTTGCCCCAGCTGAGCTCCGTGAGATGATTGGTAGAGGAGCAGTGAAATAATGGAAGAGAAGAAATTGACCTTACCAGAGTTCCCAGAGCTATACACTCCCACTGATGCGGAGAGACTAGCTTCCCTCCAGGATCAATCTGATAAGCTCAAGGAGCTCTACTACTCCCACTTCCATGATCCAGTATGGGAGTCAAAGCCCTGGCTGGAGAAGCTGGGGAGAAAGATGCTTGATCCACCCAGACAGCATCTTCCTGGTCTTGATAGGCTTATCCCCCACATGCTTCCCAGTACAGCAAGGGAGGAGCGTTATCGGATAGAGGAGGAGATCAAGGCTCTAGACAAACTCCGCTATGCACAGGAGAGATCTCCCCAGATCATGGATGAGATGATGGCTTTGGCTATCGGGGGCAACTTCATCGAGGATGCTACCAAGTTCTACCAGCTCTTTCCCGATGCTAGGAGATTCCCCGATGAGATGAAGGACTATCTCATGAACTTTGGGGTAATACTGGCTAAGTCTGATCCAGAGGATATAAAGTCTGGGGACTTTTGGAACATTATAGCCCCAGGAACGGAAGCAAGTTATAGGGACTATTGGAAGGATAAGGAGCTCAGTCCAGAGCATGTCCTATCTTCCATAGCCTTCTCCCAGAATACGGAGGAGATACGCCAAGCCCTTATGTATGCTTTCCCCCCCAGTGAGCATTTAGCTATCCCTGAAGACCAGATGGGGGAAGAGTGGTACAAGAACCTGGAGGAGCTCTTACGTAATTACAATGTGAACTTTGATAGGGAGAATCCAGAGACCTCCCTAGAGATGTTCTCCCTTATCAAGCTCTACAATGATGGTGTACCAAAGACCCTCATAAGTGAGGATGGGACTCCACTCCTTGATGAGAATGGGGAGCCAGTACAAGCTAGACTTTACCCTGGCTTGGGCGATACTCCTGCTACAGTATGGCTTGATGATGAACTCCTTGGTGTCTATGATGAGGAAAGGGGAGAGTTTGTTCCTTGGAACTTTGCTACTGGTCAGCCCTATTCTTCTGTGGAAGACCAAGAAGACATACATGTGGTAAGGAGTACATTCAACAACATCATCAATCGTACTGTAGATATGGCTCTAGGTATTGGTGTAACTACCCCAATGTTCCTTTCTGGTATGTTTGCAGTAATATCTGAAGGTATAGCTAGTCTAGGCAAGCCTAGTTCTTACCTTGATGGTGCTTACATTGACCCCCTAGTGGAGAAGTTGGGTGTTACTCGTGAAGAGTTTGATAAGCAGGTGGAGAACATAGAGGAAGTCTACCAGAACTCTCCAGAAGCTAGATTCCACAGATGGCAGGATGATAGGACTGAGGAGATTGTAATATGGGGAACTGGGCTCTCCATCAAAGTCCATGATGCAACTAAGGATTGGAGAGAAGAGAACAAGCTCCCTGTCATGCCAGAGTATGAGCAAGTAGCTTTTATGGATAAGAAAGCTGAGGTGGGGTTAGAGGGCATACTAAAGGACACAGACTATATGGCTCATCTTCTTACCGAGTCAGTGTCCAGCATGGCTCTGACAATGGGAACTATGATTGGTGTATCAGCCTTAACTAAGAACCCAGCTTTGGGTAAGTTGGTATCTGCCTATGTAATTGGATCAGCAGAAACTTCCCGTGTAATCGAGATGCTTCGGGAAGAGGGGATAGATGAGACAGAAATAGCTAAGTGGACAGCAGTACTTGTCCCCGCACTTGGAGCCCTTGAGGTGGCTGGAGCTAGTGTCATGCTTAGAGCTATTGCCCCCAAAGTGTATAAGGAGCTCATGGGTGGTGTTATCAAGGAGCTTGTTAGGGGGACTAGGAGGGAATTACTCAGGAGAGGGATGCAGTCCTTTACAGTTACCCAACTTACAGAGGTGCTTGTGGAAGTAGCAGTACAAGCTACTGGTAATGCAGTCCTCCATCATGAGGGTGTTATAGATTCAGTAACTGAGGGACTTGATGAGGTAGCTTACCGAACCTTCTTTAGTTTCCTTATCCCATCTGGTTATGGTGGATTTTCCCATACCCACTACCTCCACCAGAACTTCGTAGAGGCTGGTTTGTATGACACCCACATGGCTAGAGTTGCCCAGCTGGAGAGTGTTGGTATGACTAATGAGATGGCAAATGTCATGTCAGCCCTAGAGCTCATAGAGACCACAGAAGGGGCTAAGGCTAAGACCAAGACCTACCGACAGCTAGAGCCTGTCTTCCGTCAGGCAGCACAGAGTGGGGAACTTATCCAGTCCATCCATGAGGTAGAGAGTCAGTTTAGCCAACTTTTCACCAAGGAGCAAGCTCTCAGTGAGCAGATAACACTCCAAGAGAAGGCCATCAGTCACCATGAACGTGTACTGGCTAGAACTATTGACCCAGCCAAGATTGAGAGAAGGACAGCTAGTCTTGAGCAGGCAAGGGCTTTGGAAGCTCAGCTAAGGGCTGATAGGGAAGGTCTAAGTGCTGAGAAGGAGACCTTGGTAAAGCACCTTGCCTACCTTGATAACCTAGCCCTCATGTCGGGGCAAATGACTATGAGAGTCTGGGATACCAGACCCCCCGATGCCAAGAAGATATACCTGGAGGAGCTTGGTATTGTAGGCAAGGAGGGCGTAGGTACGGAGTATGCGGAGATGGCCTGGGAACAGCTGCCATTGGAGATAAGGATGGCCTTGGAAAGCCATGAGTCTAAGTCAATGGCTGAGTTCCTCCAGACCCTAGACACCAGTACCCTGTCGGGGGATCAGGTGCAACAAGTGGAAGCTCTCCAGCAGAAGCAAAGGGAGCTTAATGAGCTGTATGAGCCTCTTGCTAAAGAGCTCTATGATAAACAGAGGGATTGGGAATGGAAATCAAAGAACTGGAGAGTGAAGTATTCTTCAGTGAAAGAAAGAGATTCAGCATTAGATAGGTTAGCAGGAGAGATGATTCGTTTGAAAGCACAGATGACTCCCATTCAGAAAGAAATCTTTGCTCTTCAACAGCAAGTAAGGGACATTGCCCAAAGGCTTCCAGTCACTCCCCTGGAAGAAATCAAACTTACCCATGCTCAAGATGGGGAGATGTCATTAGCTGATAAGAACAGAGTTACACACCTCCTCCAGACAGTTCAAGAGACAGTAAGGTTCGATATAAGGGAAATACAGATTGATGCTGATTTACCTACCCCAGGTGCTATTGATCCTGTAACTGGTCAAAGGGAAATGTTCCTTGGTCGTTGGGCAGAAGATACCAGAACTATGTATCTTCGTCCTGACTTTACTGATAATACATTCTACCATGAAGTAGCCCATGCTATCTCTACTATGGACGTCAATGAGGGAAGGTTTGAGTTTTGGAAAGCCTATAGCCCTGACTTTGCTGCAAAGATGCAGAGGAAGATAAGAGAACTTCAAAGACTGGGGAGACCTATTACCACACCTCTTGGTGGGATGGCTGATCTTCTTTATTCCCAATGGCAGACATACAGAAATCTGGAAGAATCCTATGCCAGAGCCTTTGCAGCTTACTTCGAGCAAAGGACACGATTTCAGACAGAAGGAAGGGAAACAGCAGATCTTGTAGCCTTTGAGAAGGTCTTTGCCCAGTACTTCAATCTTGGCAGAATGCTCCAGCAGGATAATCTAGCTAGAAATATCATAAAAGTGAATGAGAGCATTACTCAGAGAGAGAATAACATAAAGCTCATTCAGGCTATAATTGAGGGACATGAGCAAAGCATAAAGAAAGGGAGACTCCTTACACCAGAATCTATCAGGGACACTGAGCTTGCCATTGCACAGCTGAAGTATGATGAAGCAGACCAGAAGAGATTCTTAAATATATTTCAGGAAGAGAAAGCTGCTCTAGAGATCAAGCAAGCCCAGCTAGACCAAGGCAATGCTCCCCCACCTTCCGATGCTCCACCCACTTCCATCACTTCCCCTGAGCAGTTCCCCACTGACCCCAGCACTGGCCTTGCCAAGCTACCATCCTTAGAAGCCATCCTTGCCCAGCGAACCCTCCACCTCAAGAGGAACCCTGACCTTGCTGCCAAGGTAACAATCCCCATAGATGTGAACCTCCTTGATGACAAGAGCCTCTCCTATGAGCACATGTCCACCATCCCAGGCTTCCGTAAGTGGTTTAAGGGTCACCTAGACACCAAATACATCCTCATGAACCTAGAGGCCAGAACAGGCAAGCCCTTCTACACCCTCTATGATCTCATGAGGCAGGTACATGGCCAGATTGAGCATTCCAGCCGTCTGATCCTGGAGAAAATCTCCAAAGTCCCTGATTTCCAGCAAGTCATCAACAATCCAGAGATGCTTGCCAGAGTAGAGCAGCTAATAGCTTCCAGGAATCCCAAGTTCAAGGTAGCAGTACCACAGAATCTAATTCACTTGGAGCAGAACTTTGCTAAGGTTGTAGAGGAAATCTTCCAATCCTACCGACCCAAGATCAATGTCCTTGCATTCTCCAAAGCCTATGAAGCCAATCCTGGCAATGTGGATGCCATAATGAAGATGATGCTGTTGGATGAGTCCCACAGACCCACAGTGGAGAAGGCTGTTACCATGACCAGGAGAGGTGAGACAGCATCCAGAGATGCCTACATTATGAACCTTGACTGGGGAGTGATAGAGGGCTACACACCCTGGATGGTAGTAGTGCAGGGACTTAATCGTAGCTCTCAAGAGTATAGCTCCAAGAGAAGGGGAGAGGGCAGACTAAAGCATAGGTTTGGTGTGGAGATACCTGATATGTCCAATTCCCTCACAGAGAGGATAGAGCAGTATGTCAGGCAGATAGAGTCCCAGTGGCAGCTCAAGGGTCTATTGGATACCTTTGAGACCTATCTTGGGGAAGTGTCCGACAAGATGTCCGACTCTGGCCAGATGTATGATGAGATGTCCAGGTTCATCCAAGAGCTCCAGCACTTCCCACCCCCAGAGTCTCAAGCAGGAGGCAACAAGTTCATCCAGCGGGTCTATGCTACCGTATCCCCTGCTTTGTTCCACACCAATGCAAGGGTACTTCTAAGAAACTTCACCCAGTTCCTTGCCTTCCATCCAGAGAGGTCATGGCTCCCCAAGGGAATAAGAGCTAGGAAGATAGTAGATCAGGGTCTGTACCAAAAGTCCCTCCTCTACTACAAGGCTACTGTAAGTCAGATGACTGGTATCCAGCGGAGTATCTTCTTTCACGGTACTAAGCCTCTCTATGCGGATTGGTTTATGATAGGTAAGCCACTCTACAACCTTACCCGTCTCCTCAACAGGGTAGCCCCCTATGGGAGATCTGATGATGTTCCGAGGCATTGGAGCTTTAATACAGGTATGGTCAGGGCTCATGAGGCTATCCAAGCCTACAGAAAGCATGGGGATGTGAATAGACTCCTCAGAGATGCAGGGATGGATGTGCTAAAGAAGCCCCAGCAAGACCTCTTCCTTCAGTACGTTGCCATTGGGGAGAACTATGTCAACATGGGCATTGAAGGTCTCCAGCAAGTCACAGGCTATGAGGCTGCTGCCCTATACCGAGGCAAGGAGGTAGCAGACCTAACACACTTCAACTATGAGAGAGCCTTCCGAGCACCAATCGAGCAAGGTGCTGCTGGGAGGACATGGTTCAATCTCCTCACCTTCACCCGAAGCTACTGGACTAGGCACTACAACAACTTCCTCAAGTGGTCTGGTAAGGACTGGGCAGAGACATACACCCCAAGGCAAAGGTTAGCTGCTTTCAAGGATAGTATTGCCATGATAGCTATGGGTGGGATAATCTCCTCCTACCTCCGTGAACTCTATGGCAGACCATACCGATCCTACTGGATAGGGGACATCATGTACTGGGAGATGGGTGGTCTTATCATAGGAGCAGTGAACCAGCTTGGTGGAGGTTTTCAAGCTATGGCAACAGCTCTTGATCCAACCACTGAGGAGGATGAGAGATGGAGGGCTGTGAGAGCAGTAACCAAGTTCTTCCTCAGTGAAGCCCCCAAGCTATTCATCCCCTTTGCTACCAACTTGCTTGAGTCCTTAGAAGCAGGGGCAATGAGAGGCCACCTGCCAGAAGGGGTGGTTGACTACGATCTTAGAGCCTACCAAGCTATCCGATCAGCCTTTGATGATAAGTACACTCCATCCGAGATAGAAGTGTTGGAGATTGAGCTTATGGATGCTATCCTCAAGGGTGTCTTTGCTACCCCACCTCCAGAGCTAGATAGGGTGGTGGAGGCAGTGAATTACCTCAACGAGAGAAAGGGAGAGCTTGGAGTAGTCTACACAGACAAGCCAGGTAAGGTAGGCCAAATCTATGAGATGGGAAACTTCCTTTCTGATGTGGACTCCTACATCCGCAACCAGAACATTCCAAGGGACATGGTGACTGCAGATGTTGGCTTTGAACCCCTAGTGGAGTTTGCCCTAGACTTCCTCTACCTACTTGATGAGTTCTATGAGATACCAACATCCCCAGCCAAGCTAAGGAATGACTGGAGAAAGGACAACCCAGAGTTTGAGCTACTCCTTATCTTCTGGGAGAGATACACTGTATCCAAAGTTTCCTATGGTTCCCCAGCAGGGAGACAGATTGAGGAAGCCTTGGGAGCCCTGGACAGATCCTTTGGCATCCCAGCTCAAGCAGCCAGGAGCAGACTTAACAACTGGAGGTATGCCATAATACCCTAGACTTGACAGACCAAACTGACTATGCTAGTATCTTTATAAGGAGGAACAATGACTGTTGAAGGTACAGACGATGTGGGAAAGACCCAGGGCAAGGTAGCTGGAGAAGTCCAGCCCGATGCAGCTGGTAAGTTCCCAGAAACTGTCTCTTGGAGCCAGTACGTTGGCATCAAGGAAAGCCTTGGTGGCAAACTAGAGGCCGAAAGGGAGAAGGTCAAGAACCTTGAAGAGCAAATATCCAAGGCTATCAAGCAGGAAGACTTCGAGGCTGTCAAGCAGCAACTGGATGAGGCTAAGACCTCAGCCCAGAAGGTGCAGGATGAGCTAAAAGGAGTGAAGGACAAGTCCGTTGAGGACAAGAGAAACTACTTGAAGAGCAAAGGCATGGTGGAAGCTGACTATGCTGATGCTGATGAAACAACCCTGAATGCCATGATTAAAGTGCTTGATACCTTCAAGCCAAAGCCAGACTTTGGGTCTGGTGGAGGGACAGGTGCACTGCAAGGTTCACCTATGGAGTTAGCCAGACAGGGCTACTCCAAACAGTAAACACAGATAAAGGAGGAACAGAAATATGGCTTGGACATTAGCAGAACTTTCAAAGATAGAAACTGATGTCTTGAGAAAGTCAGTTATTGACACCATGATAATGGAGTCCAACATCCTTGAGATGTGTCCTTGGGAAACCATAGGGCAGCTCTCTACTGGTGTAGTGTCCATTCAAGACCTCCCTAGCGTTGGCTTTCGTAAGATCAATGCTGGGTATGAGGAATCCACGGGACACTTTCAGCACAAGATTGAGCACATCTCCTTGCTTGGTGGATACATTGACACTGATAAGGCACTGGCCAGAGCCAAGAATACCATAGCTGATGCTAGAGCAATCCAGCAACAGCTCATGATTAAGGCCATGACCTATGAGTTCAATGACAAGTTCATCAACGGGAACCCTTCGGGTTCAGGGACTTCACTCGAGTTCAAGGGGCTCCTTGGTAGGGTAGATGACATCAATTCGGACGGCTACACGTCCCAGAAGGTACAGCATGATGTGACAACCGTACTTGCTACGGATGCCAAGATGTATGCCTTCCTGGACGCAATAGATCAGTGCATCTACTCCATCAAGGGACACAAACCTGACTACGCCCTGATGAGCCAGAGGACTCTACTTGGTCTGAGGTCTCTCCTGCGAAGGCTGAAGCTGCTCGATACCACCAAGGACATGTTTGATCGAGTAGTTGATGTCTACCAGGGAGTAAGGCTGATTGACATGGGTGTTAAGGCTGACCAGTCAACCCAGATCATAACGGATGTGGAGACAAATGCGGGGGTTACCACTGGTAGTAACCGCAGTTCCATCTACTTCGTGAAGTTTGGTATGGGTGATATGTCTTGGGGCATCCAACAGTATCCAATAGAGGTCGAAGACCTGGGTTTGATGACGGACAAACCAGTGTACAGGACTATGGTGGACTGGCCACTTGGTCTTGCCACCGTTGATCCCAGGAGTCTGGTGAGGCTTTACGGCTTCCAGATGACCGCTGCGTAAAGGAGGATTGAAATGCCAGCATACGATGACTTGAATCTTTTCCACGATGGGACAACCATAGCCCAGGGAGCTACCATAGCACCTGTCTCCACTACGAGGGCTAGTGGTTACGCTGTCCTTGACCTGAAGAAGACTGGTTCCAAGGGTCTAGGAGTAGTGATGGTCTTGCCTGCGGCTGTTAGTGCCGATGAGATAACAGCCCTTGTCCAGCACTCTGACGCTGAAGCCAGTGGGTATACAACTGTGTCTTCATTCCCTGTAGCTGCTGCTGCGGGAGTTTACACAACCCGCTTCCAGAGTACCAAGAGGTACGTTAGGGTACATATAGTGACTGGGGCAGGAACAGGCAACGTCAACCCCATAATCTTCATCCTACCTTGGGCTTTCATCACAGTCTAGCAATAGTGGAGGAGGGGCTGGCCACCTCTCCTCCTTAGAAGGAGAATTAGGGTATGGGATTAAGAACAGTAGAGTTTGAATCTGGGTACTTGATTCTGGTACAAGACGGAGGCCAGAAAACCAGGTATCCCATAGCCGATGTTGTGCGGGTATTGGATATACCCACTGGGTTAGACCAGACACAGGTAAAGGGGCTAACAACCCTTGCCAGTTTGGTGGCTGTGTTAGTCCGCACTTTGATAGATAATGAGACTCTTGGTGAGTCTTTCCTCGAAGATGGAAGCTATGACATAGGTGATATTATAGAGTCCATTGAGGGTCTTGGGACTGACTATGGCAACCCAGACATAGGGGTGGAGGAGTGAACAGAACATTAACCAGCCTGGTCGGTCAGGATAGTCCTGTCCTTGGGCAGTGGCTATTAGCAGTTAATTTTGAGAGTAGGCTGTCCTGGGGCTTTGTACTAACGATTAAGAAGGAGGAAGAAACATGCAATCTTTGATAAAGGTGAAGAACAACTTTACGGGTGGCCTCGAATCAGAGGTCAACGCCGTAGCAGATGCCCAGAAGAACATCCTTACTTCCGCTGGTAATCCTGGCTACTTTGAGACCAGACGCAGGGGGGATAGCTGGAACATCATGACTTCGACTGAGTTTGCAGCCTTGGTTGCTGTCCCCACTACCACGGCTCGCCTGGAGGTGTATAACAACGGCTCCAGGCTCCTTGTTGTCAGCGACCTTCACATGTGGAGGCTGATCGGAACAGCAGTAGCTGTGGGTGAGACACTTTGGGCTATGGTTACCACGGCGAAGGCGATCCCCTCCCTGACGGCACAGACCATGTACAGTCTGTGTGGCAAGGCATTCAAAGTCCCGACTGCAACCAGCGAGGTAGTTACTGGTGTAGGCACTACGGTCATTGCCAATGGCTGGGCTCCCTACGGGGCTCCCCAGGCATACCTGGGTGCTGCTACCCCTGGGGCTGGGCAGAGTGCTCCTATTGATGGTAAGCTCATTGTCCCGCCTGGATGCTCACTGTGTATCCAAGTGGCTGCTTCCGTGAACACGGCATCGGCTTTCTATTGTGGTGTTACCTTTGACCTGGTGACAGGCTCAGTGGAGGTCTAAGCAACTGAGGTTGGGGGAGGTGTGCTGAAAGGCTTGCCTCCCCCTACCATAAGGAGGAAGATATGACTTTAGGATTTCCGATCCCAGATGGGACTAAACTGGCTCTTGCATTTCAGGAGCCTAGTGCTTGGTATGGACTGACCTCCAACAAGATCGTTGCTAATGCTGCTGGATACGTGAGGGTTACTGGTGGCAATGGTGCATGGGGGACGGAGCTGTGGCTCTATGACGGAGCTACCATAACCTCTAACTACTACAACCTCCAGAAGCTCTTCATCATGGCCTCTGAGAATGCTAATCGCAAGACCCACTTGGAGATATTTGGTGCTACCAAGGGGGCTGAGATTGCGGGGGCTTTCAAGAACACAGGTAACTTGGTTCAGATAGCTAAGAATGTCATAGCAGATGGCACAAAGGTAGTGTTGGGTGCTACCCTTCCCAGTGAAGTGAACGTCAACACTGTGTACTACACTGTGGGATATTCTGCTGGGGCAGGAACTGACCCTAACACAATCCAGCTGTCCCTAACAGAAGGTGGGGGTGCGATTACTCTTGGCTCTGATACCACAGGCAAGCTATGGCCTATCACCCAAGAGACCTTGTTGAGTACTAGAGTGAACTCTGCTGCTGCTGGCAAGGATATCCCTGACAATGTTGGGTGTAAGGCAATCCCAGGAACTACGATGCTAACTGCCAGGACATGGGGAATAGGTGGTACTAACTACCTAGACCTCTACCTTGGTATTAACCACTACTAGGAGGTAATATGCCAACAGGAATGCCAGAGATAGATAAGATGGGGGCAGGAGCCTCCGATCCCCAGAGGCAGGCAGCCTTGTCTGCTTGTGTGGCTGAGCAAGTCCGTGCTGGGAGGACTCCAGAGGAGGCCAGGGAGATGTGCAAGGCTATGATAGATGAACAGCTAAAGGGTGGTGAGGCTAGACTTCCAGAGGCTCCGAGGGTATAATGGAAAGGACTGAGGACGAGATACTAAAGGAGATGGAGGAAGTGAACCCCCTCAACATGCTCAAAGCAGTCTTTGCTGCTGGGGTAGCCACAGAGCTAAGGGAAGGTAGGGACACAGAGACTGCTTACAGGAACACCCATGCTGCTATCCAGAAGGATTTGGGGAGGAAGCATGACTGAAAGAGATCTGTGTCCAGAGGTTAAGGAGCTTGCTGAGAAGTGTGTGGAGATAACCGAGGACATAAACACTATGGATATTAAGCAGGATGCTCTGATTGGGGAGCAGATAGAAACTTCTAAGAAGTTAGCTCACCTTGAAGGTAAGATGTGGGTAGTGATTCCCCTCCTAATGGCTATCCTGACTGTCCTGTTCGTTGTTGCAAGGAACGGGAGCTCGGTGTAGAATATGGGCGAGAAGGCACTTGACGGGTCAGAGATTATCCTTGTCACGCCTAAGCTGGCTAAGGAATGGATGAGCAGGTGTAAGGCTCAGGACGTCCAGCCAGAGAAGGTGGCAAGGTTTGTTGCCGACATAAAGGGCGGCAACTGGAGGACTGGGGAAGAGGATAAGTTCATTGCAGTCCGAAAGGAAGGGGTCAAGAATGGATACCACAGGTTGACCGCAATAGTCCAAGCAAACAAGGCTGTTGAGATGAAGGTTAAGTTGTATGGGTAGCAGGACGGGGAGTGCAGGGTTCTCTCGAAAGGTCGTGGGAACTACGGAGTGTACAGACAGTGAGGGCAACCTCCTGGTAGCTTTCACGTCCGAGGATGCTAAAGACTTCTGGGGGAACTTGTACCAGGCAGAGAGAATTAAGTATGCAATGAGGCATCGGAGAGACCAGATACCGATGTACCTGAGAACTGGAGAGAAGCCAGAGCAAGTGCGGGTCGAGGCACTCAAGCTCTTAATCAAGAACCTATTAAGGAGGTAAACATGGCTGAGAGATCATTAGTAACAGCAAAACTGTACCAGAATGTGAGCAGGTTCCTATCAGGAGGGGCAACCTCAAATGCAGGGGCAGAGTTCACCCATCTTGCCTTGTGTGGAGTAGATATGGCAGCCTTTGACGTGGACACAGCCAACTTCACAGAGGTTGGTGACAGGGAAGCCGTATCCCCTGCCCGTGCAACAACAACCAAGACTGACGACACCGTGAAGATGGAGAAGGATGCGTGGGAGCCTGGAGCCAATACTGTGTACGGGGCAGGAATCTTCACTACCATCACCAAGACAGATGATAACCTGCAAGCCTTCCATGAGTGGGCTGCAAGCGTAACATTTGAGGCTGGTGACAAGGTGAAGGAGACCCTCAGTGTGCAGTCCGTTGACGGTACGTAAGCACAACGGGATAACGGGTCAGGGGCAGGCTAATATCCTGCCTCTGATTGTAAGGAGGACTCATGTATAAGCTAGAGAACTACGCTGAGAGTACGCTTGCAGCGGGGATAAACGACAGCGTCACGGAGTTGTCTGTAGATTCGGGCGATGGTGCTCTATTCCCTGCTGAGGGCGACTTCATGCTTGCCATAGACAACAAGGAGATCGTCAAGGCCACAGCGAGGTCTACTGATGCGATTACCATTGTCAGGGCGCAGGAAGACACATCTGCTGTAGCACACTTGGCTGGTGTATCTGTGGCTCTTGTGGTAACTGCTGGTGTGATAGAGGAAGTGCAGGATGCTGTACCTGATTCCATCTTCACCACAAGGGGAGATATTCTCTATCGTGATGCCACCCAAGCAGCAAGATTAGCCAAAGGGACAGCGGGACATTTCTTAGAAATGGGAGCAAATGACCCTGCATGGGCGAGCCACAAAGACTTAACCACAGGCGTGCATGGGGCTGGGGGGAATACCTTTGGCTATGCTACCCAGGCAGCCATTACTCTCTATGTGGACGCTGCTAATGGTGACGATGATGATGCAGGAACAAGTGGAAGTCCGAAGGCGACAATCAAAGGTGCGTTGGATGCTTTGCCTCCGATTATCGCTCATGCTTGCACTATCAGCGTCCGAGGCCAGCAGAACTATGCCGAGAACAACGTAGCTCTGGAGTTCTCCCGATTCAGCACACTGGCTGATATCACCATCAAGGCGGTCAACGCTGCAAATGAGAATATGTACGATAACGGTCTAGCCACAGCAGGGGCGAATACCACGCTGACCGATGCAGGTAAGGATTGGACACCCGCAAACGGCGGAGGCAGCGGACAGTTTGCGGGTGCTTATATCTGGATTTATGAAGGGCTAGGAGTAGGGCAGATAAGGACGATTGCGAGCAATACTGCCACGGTGATTACGGTCTCTGCTGCTTGGACTACCAACCCTGACGCTACCTCGTACTACGCCATAGGTGGCGGAGCTACAATGACGGGGACTGGCACACATCACGTTTACATTGAAGGGAGGTCTGTATCAGTTTATGGCCTTCGCCATACTGGAGCGACCACTGCTGATATAGCCTATATCGGATATGCTGGCGGGAGTGCCTACTATAATTATTGTCATGGCAGCGTGGTGGGCATTTGGGCACAGGCGTTTTCTGACCCCGTAGCTTACTACAACTACTGTGACGCTACTGGTGCTGGCACACGATACGGGATGCGCTGCGTACAAACATCGGTCTGGCCTCGTCGCAATGTTTTGATAAACGGGGCATACGGAATATCTCTTGAGAGGGTGGCGTTAGGCCAAATGCACTCAGCGGCTGCCCAGAAGAATTACATTAGCGATTGCACTACAGGTATACGCATTGCAGAAGGCAGTGCAGGAATACTTGCCAATTCCCAGGTTTTCAACAACTGCACCGCCGACATTGACCCCGCGGTTTCGGCAACTGTGCCGAACTGGTGGACATAAGGAGGACACATGATAGTAACTTACTTGAATAGCGGACAGGTAGTCTCGATAATACAAGGCTTCCCGAAAGTCTGGGAGGAGAACAATCAGCTTCTCATCGAGAATGGAGTGTGTCCCCTGCTGAATGACTTGACCAAAGCGGGCTGGGGATACTACGAGGACAAGGACATAAGAGAATACGATGAGGAAGGCAACGAAATCCCTATCTACATGGATGACCTCGATCTGATTCCCGTTCTGCCAACTCCCCCTCGCTCCACTCATGTCTCAGTCCTGACAGCGGTTAATGCTTCTGCTGTCAGACCCGCCACAATCAAGAGGGTTTGGGAAGGGAGCGAT